CTATTCTTTGTCTCGCGATTTTACAAAGCGCATAAGGCGGTCAGCCAGAATGTCGGTAATCCACATTGCTATGACGCCGACGATGAAGGCGGCCGCATTGTTCGTTGCCTCGGGCGCGCCGTCGGTTGGCATGGGCCAATTCATCATGCGGGCGTAGTGGATGATTGGCTCGGTCAGATAAGCGGCAGCAAGCGCGCCGCAAATCGGGGAGAAGACAACCTCGCGGATTTTGAACTGCTTTCGGGATAGTGCCCGAAGAAAGCCGCCAGCGGTGCCCGCAACGATGAAGTTCGGATTGAGGCCGAGGCTCGCAAGGAATTCATGAAGCGACATTGCACCATTCTTTCCGGGCGGCATTGTTGCCCTTAATCTCGATCCTCGTTTGTGCCGTGTCGTTCTTACTCGACGTGATCGGCAACCAGACTGCGCAAACTGCGTTCGTGTCCACATTCTGCTTAATCCCTTGTCCACTCGTCATCGAGCATCCCGCCGCGAGCATCACGCTCGGCAGAAGCGCGAGCATCGGCGGCACGGCCGATCCTTTCGATTTCCTTTTCATAGCTATCCGCCTTGCCCCTTATGTCTTCGGCGGACTGCACTTTTTTGCCCGCGGAAAACGCTTTGTATAAAAGGGCGGCTATTGCAGCCGCCCCCGTTAGAATGCCGAGAAGGATCGCAGTCATGCGCGCTACGCCTTCGGAATGAGTTTAGGACTGATAAGGTCGGTAATCTTATCGTCCGTCAGCTTGAAGAAGCCGACAGCATCGGGAACCGATTGCCGAACGTACTTTGTCGCGGCCAAGAGCGCCGGATTACTTCGGTCGACGGGTTTACCAACCAGCTTGCTTTCAAGGTGCCCTATTGCCAGCCGTGCAGCGTTTTCGAGTGCCGATTGAAGCGCCTCGCGGTGCTTCGCCTCGATTGCGATGCCGGTCCAATCGGTAAACCGCTTGATCGCGTAGCCCACGCCGACGGCGATAGCAGCCGACACGAGGTTAAAGAGAAGCGGGTTCACGCTTTCGAAAAAGCCCGGCGGCGAAGAAGCCGCCTCGGCCGTCGCAACGGCCGGGAGCGCGAGAGCAAGAGCCGCAACCGCGCACACTGCCACACCGATCATAGAGAAAAATCTCATTCCGAATTCTCCTTCGGTTAGAGGATTGCTTTGACGGCGGCGCGGAATGCGTCGCCGACCTTGGCGGCCGTGTTGAGCGAAGGCTCAAACGGCAAGATCGCAATGTCCCATTTCCCCCGCTGCTGAATGCCAAGCGTGCGCTGCACTTCGGCATGCGAGAGCACGGTCGACGGGGTAACCGGGATCGAATAGCGGCGACAAAGGTCGGCCACGGCTTTAATCGCCGCCTCCCATTGCTGCCGGGTGATTGGATATTTGCCAGCGTTGAACGGCTTCTCGACCGCACCGGCCATGCCGCAGAGCGACAGGCCAATCGAGCCGCTATTGCAATTCAGTGTGTGAGCGGCATAGCCGGACGAAACCGGCGCTTGGTTTGCAGCGATCGACGGGTCGCCCTTCACCGGATTGCCGTCGCCTTCGATAAGCACATGATAATGAGCCTTATCGACCGCGCTCGCCTTGTTTGCCCCGGCGGTCCAATGGACGATGACACGTTGCATCTGCGCCCAAGGGAGCCATTCTTCCGGCAAAAAGCGAACCGCAGGGCTTGGCGCTGCGGCTCCCTTGCCCGCGAGGGCTGTAAGTGCCGCATCGATTGCGGTTAGCGTCTTTGGGCCGATCAAGCCGTCAGCCGCGCCCGGATTGTAGCCGAGCGAAGCCAACCGCCGCTGAATAGTCAGCACGGTAGTCATTCAATTTCCTTTCGGTGAGGATGCCGCCGAAGCGGCGGCGCTTAAGCGATATTGCTGTCGGGATTGCCTGACAGGGACGGCGTGCCTGCCTGCCCGCTATTCGATGTTGAAGACGACGGCGGTGCGGCCCGACCGCCGGAGCGGCTTTTATTGGAGGACTTGCGCTTGTCCTTCCCCGCGTCGCCTTGCGGTTGTTTGACGTCGAGGCGGGTCACCCAACCCGTCGAGCGCGAAAAGTCATGATTGACGGTGTCAATGCGATACGTTCCGTCAATTCCGGGACGCGAACCGCTTAGATTGACCGCCCCCTCGGGCTGCGCATCGGCATTGCCGTCGATCGTGATCGAGCCTTCGCCCTTGGCGCGCTCGCTGTCCGCCTTCCGGCTTTCTGACAGGCGCTTGGCCTCGGCAGCATCCCCGGCCGGGTAACGACTGGTAAATTCGGCCTTGGCCTTCTCGTCCTCAATCTCGACTTCTTCCGTTTTCCAAGTGCCGGATTTGGCGTCGTACCAACGGGTTTTAGTTTTTGAGTATCGAGGGCGGCCGGTGACGGGCGCGATATCCCAAGCGATAAGATTGTCGCCGTAGGCCGCATTGATGACAGCGAGCGGTTTCCCGCTGGCCGACTTGCCGCCGTTGCGTTTGGCAAGGATCGCAACGTCATTCGAGATTTTGAATGTCCCGCCGACTTCACGCGCGAGACGTTCGCCAAAATGAATGAAGCTTTCCGATTGCATCGCCCAATAGGGCCGCACGATCGAGGCGAGTTCTTCGTCGACGCGAACGCTTTCAATCCCTCCGAGCTTTGCCGCCTCGCCGAAAACGTCGCCGAGCTTCTTTTCGTCCCAATGCTTTTCTTGCTGTTGCTTTGCCTTCCCCTGCGCGTCGAAGCCTTTTCCGCTGATCGACAGAACTCGGCCCTCGCTCCGCGAGCCTTTAGAACGGACTTCATCAACGACGCCACGAAAGGCAACGCCTGCGCCTTTCCCGACCGTGCCAAGCGAAACAGAGATAGAAACGCCTTCGCTCGGGAGGAGGATTTTCCCGTCCGCGTCGTCAAGGTCGATGCGAACCGTGTCACTCGATGCACCCGCTTTATCCGAAATATTCAGATTAAGGAGCCGGGGCATTAGGGCGCTGGAAATGTCGCGCCCGTCGACGATGACAACGCACTCTGTTTTTTTGCTCGTTGTCATTCGATCAATCCCAAAGATGAACGGTGTCTCGTTCCTTCGTCTGCAATTCAGGCGCATCGATCGGGAACAGAATTTCGGTTCCGACCGGCAAGAAGGGGCCGAGGTCGGCAATGCCAGGGTTCAAGTCGAGAACGCGCTCAACAAAGCCGGTGGGCTGCCTTTTGAAGCGTCGCCAAACAAGAAGGGGAAGCGTGATAGCTTCCCCTTTGACGACGATCATTTCCGCGTTGCCTTGGTAACTCATTCCAGCATCCCTATTACCGATGCGAAATAGTCTGCATCTTGCGGAGCATCGCCCCGCAGCAAACTAATTTCGACGTTGATTTGCTGCCCGACACCCTTCGCCGAAAGGTAGGAACCTTGTTCCTTAACGCCCGTCACGCCAAACCAGCCGAGCGGTTTCCCGTCGCCTCGCATGAGGTATTGAGGAATGCCGCTTTTTCGAATGGCGTGAAGCTGGTCGAGCTTTTCAAGTCCGCCGAGCTTTTCGGGGAACAGTACGGCCGAGAACGAAAAGCTTTCCGTAGCTTCACCGACAAATTCGAGCGGCGGTCGTCGGCCCATGACCGGCTTTTCGACGTAGTCGCCGCCGTTCTCGCTATCGGTGCCGATGGGGTTGAGCGGCCAAATCTCGAAAGACAATGCGCCGAGAAGGAAAAGCATTATTCAACTCCTATATCAGCGTGAAGCCCCGAGATTGACGACGTATCAAGGCGCGGTGAAATCACCGGGCTTAGGGTCGTCGCCATCTTCTGCTTGATGCGCGCCATGAACGCGTCAATTTGCTGTTCGGCGGCCGATAGTTCGGTCGAGAGAGCGGAATTATATCCGTCCATCGTTTGCTTGGCGGCCGCCGCAGCCTCGGCAGGCTGCGCCTGCGGTATTGCCGCATTGATTTGCTGGTCGAGCATCGAACGCTCGGTCTGCAAATTATCCCGCTCTATATTCGGCATGTCCCGCATGGCCGGGTGGGTGTTTTTCTCGATTTGCGCAAGTCGGGCGTCGATTTCCGCTTGGCGGGCTTGCCATTCGGAAATGTCATGTGCCCGGCCTTCCTCGGCGGTTGCTTCCGGGCCGACCCGCTCACTACCGCCGACCTTCGACGGGTTGATGCCGGTCTTGCTTTCGATCCATGCGTCAATGCCGCTTGTGAGGCCCCAAAGGTTGCCCTCGGGGTCAACAGCGTCGAGCACTTCCTTGACGGTCCAAGCAGTGCCGATGATCCCGGCACCCTTCGCAGCCTTGCCAAGAAGCGAGCTTCCCTTCGATGCTGCGCCAGCACCCGCCGCCGCACCTGCGGCAGCCGCTCCGGCTCCGGTAGCGCCAGCGGCCCCGGAGATACCCATCGCAGCACCGGCAACACCAAGCGCGCCGCGCCCGATCTTCGTCACTAGCAACAGCATTGCGAGAAGGGACGTGAAGAACGAAATCACGCCTCCGCCGACAAGAGCGATCGGCCCGAGCACACCCGCAATCATCAGGGCGTATGTCCCGAATTCGAGGAGCTTCGGGTTTGACTGTGCGAGCGACTTCAAACCGTCAGCGGCAAGTTTGAAGGCTTCGGACGCGGTTTTTAGGACGCCGCTTTCCGCAATCGACACAAATAGATTTTCGACCGACGCTTCGAACTCGGCCCAATCTCCGACGATGCCTTTCATCATCGTTTTAGCCATGCGGTCGGTTGCGCCCTTGGCGTTCTTCTCGACGTCGGAAAGAGCCTTGTCGAGGTCGCCCGCGAGAAGCGTAATCAGACGGGAACCCTGTCGAGCATCGAAGATGCGTGCAATGTCGCCAAGGTCGGCACCCTTTTCGCGCAGGGCGCGAATGAAGCCGAAGAAGTCCACTTCCGAACCGGCGGCCGTGAGAACGTCCGTAATCGTTTCGGCGAGCTTAGACTTGTCGACGGCCGTGCCGTCGCCGCCGATGATTTCGGCAAGCTTGGCCGAGAGCTTGCTCAAAGATGTATTTAGGCTCGGATCGTTGAGAACTTGCTCAATCTGTTTCGAGAATGAGCTTGCATCAATGCCGTCGATTGCAAGCGAGGAAACCACGTCTTGAGCGCTAATCTGTCGTCCGCCCTTTACGAACTTGTCAATGTCCACATTCAGGCGGCCAAGAGCTTGCAGCATTGGCTTTGTCGGCCGGACCATGCGGACGAGAGCGGATCGCATTGCGACGCCCGCCTCGCTTGCGCGGATGCCGTTTCGAGCCATAACCATCGAAGCCGCCGCGACTTGTTCGATTGACAGTCCCGCAGCGGCAGCCATCGGGCCGACGTACTTGAATGTTTCGCCCATCATTCGGACGTCAGTGTTCGAATTCGACGCGGAATAGGCGAGGGCGTCATTGACGCGGGTCAGGCTGTCCGATGCTTGCTCGACCGTCTTCATTGGCAAGCGCATCGCGGTCAGAATATTCGTTGCGATATCGGAGCTTTCCTTGATCGCAATGTCGCCAGCCAGCGCGAGGTTAAGCATGCCCTTCATGGAACCCATGATCTGGTCATACTTGAACCCGGCTCGGCCGAGTTCGTAAGCGCCTTTCATGATTTCCGAATTTGTGGCCGGGAAAAGCTCGTTGAGTTCCTTCGCGTAGCTTTGGATAGATTTGCGCTGTTCATCCGTTATGTCGGTAACAGCTTGCAGAGCGTTCGACGTCTTTTCGAAGTCATAAACGGCGCGCGCGCCGAAGAACGTCAAGAAACCAGCGGGCATTGAAAGCCCGGTGGTCATGCTGTGAAGGTTCCGCTTTAGGATTTGCGTTTGCTTGCCAACGTCGGAAACCATCGTACTGACCGCCCCGCCAATGGCGAGGCGACGCGCGTTTGTGCTGTCAACGGCATTGCCGATGCCCCGAATTGAGTTCGCGGCGGCGCGAGCGGGACCGGCAACGGCATCGATCAGCCGAACAGTGAGAACGGAAGTAAGATTTGCCATTTAGATACGCCTCGGGGGTAGTTTCGATGCCGTTTCAAGCCAGTCGAGAAGTTCACCGACAGGAAGGTCGAGAAAGAACGTCAGGGGCGTGTTGGTAGCGTTGGCAACGAGAGCTATTGCTCGACGCCATTCGTCGCCGCCCCACGCCCCGGAGCTTCCCCCGTGTTGAGCGCCTTCGCAGCGATATCTTGAAGGTCGGCGACGTCCAGTTCCTCGGCGGCTTCACCGATCCCTGTCAAACGGCCGACGATGGCAACCATTGCCGTATAGACGCGGCTGTCTGGCGGCGTCATCTTCGATGCGATCTTGTCGAAATCAGGCTCGGAACCGGAAAGCTCTGCGGCCACCTGAGCGTTGTTGATTTCTTGGGCCGCCTTAGCATTCGACGAATAGAAGCGCATCAGGTGAGCGACGTCGTCACCGATAACGACCATGTCGCCGCCTTTCGGCCTGCGGATCGTAACCGACGACACAGTCGAGCCGTTGATTTCGATCGGGTATTGGAGCGTGTGCTTTGTCATTTGGGAACCTGAAACAGAAAAAAAGGCCCGCATGAGAGCGGGCCGGGGAGGGAAGCTATTCAGCGGTTACCCGCCGTTGCTGATACGCAGGATATTGTTGAAGTCCGGATCGGGATCGACGCCACCTTGCCGAAGCGTGTTTGTGAAGAAATCCCAATAGAATTCTTCCTTGCCGTCGAAGAAAACTTCGTAGTGCAGCACTTCGTTGATGGAATAATCATGCCCCATCGTTTCGCCGCGCTTGAACGCTTCGGGCGCAACCTTGGAAAGGCGTCCTTCCATGATTGCTTTTGCTTCCAGCGCGTCGCCCGTCTTTTTGTCTCGCACGACGCCGTAGGCAGTGAATACCTTCCGCTTTGTCGTTCCGAGGCCAAAGTCCCGCAGGAGAGGAGCGTCCCAACCCTTGAGCTTGAACGTAGGTTCAAGCTTCTGGACGCCGACGGCGAACTCAACGCCAACCTTGCCACCGCCCGGCGTGTGATCGACAAGCGTCTCCTGCAAGTCGGGGAGCTTCAATTCATCAAGAGTGAGGAATTTCGAGTTCTTCGGATCGTGGTCGCCGACGAAAAGGTTCGCAGCCTCCATGATATAAATGTTCGACATTGGTGATTTCTCCGAAATCGAGGAACAAGAGGGAGCAACGGCGGCCTAAGCCGCCGCGCGAACCGGGTTAAGCTGCAACGTCGAGGCTCGTAAGCAGGTCGTCGAGGAGGGCATCAAGCGCCGGGCGATAGCGCGCCGACTGAATGCCGATGTAGCGCAGGACGGGTGGCTCCTCCGCCTGAAACGCCACAGTGAAGCGGCCAAGGCGAAGCTGTTCCGGGCTGTTCGCGTTCTTATTGAAGCCGACGCGGAAGCCGAGGAGGTCGCCGGTAGCCTGAATGTCGCGAAGTCCGCCCTTCATCGTTGCGAGAATGTCTTCGATAGTCCCGCGATCGATGTTGCGTCGGCCGAGGAAATAGCGAAGCGTCTTGATGAACATCAGGTGGATATAATCGCGGCCGCGCACCTGATTGTAGAAACGCCAAAGCGTATCTTCGGAACAAGTGTCCGTGCCGACGTAGACATATCCACCGTCGGCGATAGCGCCGTCGGAACTTTCGCCCCGGACGATAACGCCGATGTTCTTCGCCAAAAGCTGCTGACCTTCCGTCGCCCCGTCGAGGATCGAAAACTCAATCGGCCGCGACGGCCCGACGATCCCGTAAATCGGCTGGTTGGCCCACGAATGGAACGGCCGACCTTGGAACTCGTGATCCCGGCGAACTGCAACACCGATGATTGCAGGCGAGGCGGGAACGACGACGACCTCGCCTTCGTCGTTCATGTATTTGACGCCGCTATCAACCGGAATGATGCGTTCAGACTGGATGCTTGCACGCCAAGCAAATGCCGCTGTCTGATCGGTCGACGGGCCGTCAACAACGGCCACGGCGAGAAGCCGGTCGAGAAGCGTCGGCAGGCCCGCAATAATCGCATTGCTCGCCGTATCGACGGTTGCCGTGAGGGCGGCGTTTTCGCCTGTGGTCGAAGTCACAGCCAGCGTAGGGATTGACGTGTAGCCCGTTCCGCCGTTGGTGACGGTGACGGCAGTAATCGCGCCGCCTGCACCTACCGCCGAAACTTCGGCAGTGAAGCCGCTTCCACCGCCGCCCGTCGCGGTAACTGCATCGCCCACGACGTAGCCGGTTCCTGCCGTGCCGACAGTCACGCCGCTGACAATGCCGGTCATCTGCGAAGTAAACCCGGGAACGCAGATAAGGCGTGGCGTAAGGCCAAGCTCTGCGCCCGCGTTAAGAAGCGCATACATGCCGGTACGGCTGTTGATATCGCCCCGCAGGTTGACGATCGTCTCGGTGGCAGTTGCGCCAGCTTCGACGCGAACGCCAACGATGGTCGCCGAAGCCTGAAATTCGCCAAGCTGTTGATTGATAAGCTCGACAGCAATCGGGCCGGTTCCAGCCTTTCCCATCTTCGCCAGTATGGCAACGTCGTCGGAGTAGAACTGCACGACGCGATTAAGTGGGAATGCTGCGGTGTCGGCATCGGGCGCAGTAAATACCAGCCCGACAATCGACATATCGGTTAGAATTGCGGGCCGTGGCTCATTATCGACGCGAGTAATCGACAGGCCGAAAGTTGGATCGCTCATGCTCAAGTCTCCTTTGCGAGCAATGCAAAAACAAAAAAGCCCGGCGCAGTGGCCGGGCTAGGTGAATAAAATCCGCCCGTCAGGCGGTTCGAAGAAGGACGGTTGTTACAACTCAAGTTGCGTAGAATTCTCCAGTGCGATATTCGGAGCTCGTTTGGGCTTCCCGGGGGAAATTGCAAGTTGATGCAGCGGTCACATCATAACAGTTTTGATTTAATGCGGTTCGTGCTCGCGGCCGCCGTTCTGGTTTCTCATCACTACGGGTTATCGGGGCTAGCTGCCCCGACTATTCCTTTCGCCGGGGTGTCCTTGGGAAGGTTTGCCGTTTTCGCCTTCTTCGCGGTAAGCGGTTTCCTTATGTATAATTCACTTAGCCGAACGAACGATTTTTACTTTTATTTCTCGTCGCGCCTTTTGCGTATTGTTCCAAACCTTATTGTGGCGGTAGTAACATCTTCGCTTGTGCTCATGGTGATTTTTCATAATTACGAAAATGTGCTTTCCCACCTTTATTACATTCGGAAAGACGCCCTTTCGTTCATTGCGAAGCCCTCATATTGGATTGAGGGAATATTTACGGACCGACCAGACCCCGGAGTTAATGGCTCCTTGTGGACATTGCAGTACGAGTTTTTCATGTACATCGTGATTTTCCTCGTGTTTTTACTTCCAAGGCGAGTTGTCGGCTATGCACTCGTGCTATTAGAGCGTTTCCCTTTCAAGTTGGATCATATCCGCACGAGTTGA